ATAAGTTTAGAGACATTAGTAATCTTAGATAAGATTTTAAACTTTGTATCGAGATTAGATACGGAATTAACAGATCCTATTTGGATAAACGTCAGAAACAAAGTTATTAAATATTCTCCTTTCCTTTCCATAAACACCTCAGAATATAAAACTGTATTAAGGGAAAAGGTACTTAAATGTCAGAGTTTTTAAATTCAGAAATCGTACAAAAAGAATTGTACGATATGCAAAATTTGTATAACAGATTGTCCACTTTGGTTGAAGATTTAAAGAGTCTAGAACCAGATGAAAAGATGGAGTTTCTAGAGCAAACTAAAATGCTAGTTGATAAACAAAGAATCTTTCATACTAGACTAACTCTTGCTGCTAGAGAGGACGAATCTATTAAAGATATTGTTGAGAACATGGACAAATTATCTGTGGTCTTCTGTGGATCCCCCATGGCATCCACCCTTGCCACAATGTCCGATAAGCTAACCTCATACATGGACGGGTTGACACCCCCTAAATAGTGTGTTACCATTACATGGTGGCAATCAAACGAATCCACACAATACAACAAATACGGAGAATACGAATGTCGTTTTCACAACTCAAGCGCAATTCTGGGTCTGCATTTGATAAACTGACCAAAGAATTGGAGAAGATTTCTAATCCTGAATCTTCTAATGGTGCTGATGAAAGGTTTTGGAAACCCGAGATGGACAAGTCGGGTAATGGTTATGCTGTAATTCGGTTCCTTCCAGAACCCGAAGGTGAAGAACTTCCTTGGGCAAAGGTTTGGAGTCATGCCTTCCAAGGTCCTGGTGGTTGGTATATTGAAAATAGTCTTACCACTCTGGGTAAGAAAGATCCCGTTGGTGAAATGAATCGTCAACTGTGGAACAGTGGTAGTGATGCTGATAAAGAAATTGCACGTAAGCAGAAGCGTAAACTGTCTTACTATGCAAACATCTATATTGTGGAAGATCCCCTGCACCCCGAGAACGAGGGTCGTGTGTTCCTCTACAAGTTTGGTAAGAAGATCTTTGACAAACTGATGGAAGCAATGCAACCTCAGTTCAAAGATGAGAAACCTGTCAATCCTTTTGATCTTTGGAAGGGTGCAGACTTCAAACTTAAGATTCGCAAGGTTGAAGGTTACTGGAACTATGATAAATCTGAGTTTGCTTCTCCCAGCACTCTCGGTAAGTTTGATGATGAACAACTGGAACAAATTTGGAAGAAGTGCTATTCTCTCTCTGAGTTTGAAGATCCTAAGAACTTCAAGACATTTGAAGAACTGGAAGCACGTCTTGACATTGTTCTAAATAGTACGGTGAAACCTGTCAAGCGTATTGATCAGGAAACTCAAGAGGATGAGGAATGGACTCCAAAGAGTTCTTCCTGGAATGAAGAGATCACTTCGTTTAAGAACACAAAGGTTGCCTCTGTTGCAACCAATGATGACGAAGATGAAGATAAGATGAGTTACTTTGCCCGTCTTGCTGAGGAGGATTGATGTACATTGCTGTAAGAGAACTTGGAGACACTAAATTGTACTATCAAAATGATGGTCAATGGACGCTAGATAGAAGTAGAGCAATGCAATTTGAATCTACTGATAAAGCACATATGGTCTCCAATTTTCATCAAATGTATGACGTAATCGTTGAGGATCTATGAAACGTATCATTCTTCTAACTGGTGTCTTGCTCTCATTCGGTACACCTGCACTTGCCCATCATGACATTGAGTACATACCTGGTACTATTCCTGGATGCGATAGAATTAATGGAGTCTATGTCTGCCAAGATGGAAGGGGAAATCGATGGATCCCCCTCCCGAAAAGACGTGAACGGATCTATAGAGAATATGCACCTACTTGCGGTGCATCGTCTCTTTCTATTCTAGGTGTTCCTATCCTTGGAACTGTAGTAGAATGTCAGTAACACCCAAAGAAGAATGGGGATATATCTGGATGTGTCTCCGAGAGACCATCCAGATTCTTTTTAATAAGGGGACCCCCCAAACCAAAATCGACCTTAAATTCCCAAAAGGGTCCAAAAATTTGCCCAGGTAAAATTTGCCTGTAGGGTTTTTCATAAGTAAATATACTTAATTAGATATATTTCTCAGAAATGCTTGTTCTTGTTAATGGTGCTTCGTTCTCTACAGCAATACCACCGTCATATGCGACAAGTTTATCAAATTCATCTACAAATTGATTTAGATAATTCTTTTTCAATAAGTAAATTTCTTTCTTCTCTTCATTTTCATTGACTAGTTGTTCATACACTGTAACTGGATTAACTATAGAACTACCAGATAACCATATTCCTGTTTCTGGGTGTCTATATCTAAAATTTTCATTAACAACTAATCCACCTTCTAGAACAACAATATCACCTAGCTTCTGTTCTAGTGTTTCATAGTGGTGGACTTGATTTAATTGATCTAAATTTGGATATCTTCTTTGACAGTAATTATATAATTCTCCAGATGACATTGGCCATTGATCTTGTACATTTGTGATATTATTGCAGAGTAAAACAACCCAGTCATATGCAGAATCACCATAATAATCATATGCAATTGTTTCTGGTCTTTCTCCTTCTTGAATATACACAGGAGTAAAAATTAGGAACTCTTTTTGAATATTATTAACTAGAGCAACATTTCGGAAGATATTCTTCGCTTGAACGTATGGCTGCTCAGCACCTTTTGATGGACCCATACGGACCCATACTGGTGGAAGATGAGAGAAATAATAGTTGTTAGTTGTTGATGCCATTATTTGTTATTCCCTTTATTTGGATCTGCTTTTGTTCCAGGTGCAGTCCCTCCACCTGGAGCTGGAGTTTGTTTCTTCCATAAGTCACTTCCTGATTGTTTTGATCCACCAAAATTGACTTTTGTTAGCATTGCTGTTTCCTTAAATTGAAGATCCATTTGAACAGCAAGTACACCTAAATCATCATCTGTGTTTTCTCCTCTTTTTAGAGGATTATATTGACCATCGGGAGTATAATTAATACTCATTCCTTCTAATACACAAAATACTGGTAATTGAACAATTTTATTTAATGGCTTTGCTCCTTGACCATCTTTTACACCTGGAACAAATCTAACAAATGTCAGTTTAAAGAAATCAGGGATCAATAACCATCTGTCTGCATTTGTTGGTTGTCCTTGGAAGTTGTATGTAGATGTTTTTGAATTATCTACTTTTGCTGCTTGGGAAGCAGACTGAGTTCCGTTTTGTGTTCCTGAAGTATTCTCTGTTTTTGTATTAGTTCCAAATTCTTCATCACCACCAACACCCGCAATTCCAGGATGCATAGCAACTCGCATTGTACTGATAATACTATTGATGGTATTTGCTTGTGCTAAATCTCTTGCCACCATTTTGAATGAAAACTGATGACTTCTAAAATCAGTTCCTTGATAGATCAATTCTTTATAAGGATTGAGAATTGCACCCCTGGTTAGTTGTGAGACTCCATTTGCATCTAATTGACCACCAACACCCGCAATATTAGCGACCCCGCTAATTCCTGATGCCATCGCTGATAGTGCTGCTTCTGGTTTTAATCCCATCGCTGCTTGTTTAATTTCACCTGCCATTGATGCAGTATCTGACCTAGCACCCATGGCATTTAAAACTCCAGCACCTAGCATACCAATAGATGCTGTATTATATCCTTGTTGATATGATTCTGATAATGTTTGAGGAATATACAAATAAATAGTTTCTTTGATTGATAATGCGGTTGCTTGTCCTGGATCAAATTGACTTGTTATTGTAGATCCACCAGCAGATCTGTTCACATAATTAGAATATGAGTTCTTGGTTGAATCTATGATTTCAATTTTTAAATAGTCACGTGCTTCATTGTTGAAAATGGCACCACTTTCAATTAAGCCACCGATGTTATCAAAACGTAAATCTTCTGGTCTTGGATAAATTAGCATGTCTTATAAGGGAAAATATTTACCATCATATCCAAAGAAATATCGAGGTGATAGCACTAATATTATTTATAGGAGTTTGTGGGAACGCAAGTTCATGGTTTATTGTGATTTAAATGAGCATATACTTGAATGGGCATCTGAAGAAATTGTAATACCATATAGATCTCCAATTGATAATCGTTGGCATCGTTATTATCCAGATTTTTATGTTAAGGTTAAGAATTCTCTAGGTATTAAAGTTTATATTGTTGAGGTTAAACCACTAAAACAGACGGTTCCACCAAAACAACCAAAAAGAAAGACAAAACAATATATTAATGAAGTATTTGACTACACTAGAAATCAAGCAAAATGGAAAGCAGCAAGAGAATGGTGTGCTGATAGACAATATGAGTTTAAAGTAATCACTGAGGCAGAATTGAAGGTATGACACTATATCAAGATATCAAAAAGGAATTAAAAGGTTTTGGTAAATCTAATGATTACTTTAGAGATTGGTTATTCTCTAAAGTTAGTGGGCATTACACCACTGAACCAAAACCAGGTCAAATGCTATTCTTTTCTTATTTTGCTACGACAAATAGACTAGAATATTTTGACAAATATCCTATGGTTATGGTCACTGAAACTATGCCTGATCATTTTATTGGTGGTAATTTACATTACGTGTCTCCAATTCTTAGACCATCATTAGGTAAATCATTTAAGAATGGAGATATGTCATTTCCTTTGAAAATGTATCATAAATATTTAAAGGTTAATGTAAATTCTCCCTTATTTGTCATTGATGAGAAAGAGTGGGCAGATATTGGTCTAATTCCAGTAGAGTCGTTTGTGAGTATGCAGACAGGGAGATCGGTTGGTGTAAGTTCTTCACGTGTATGGAACGATTCTTAAATGGCATTTAATAGATTTGACGAATTTAGAGCAAGAGTTGCAGGTGATGCCGCTTGGAATCCAGCAACAAGTAACTTATATGGAGTATCTTTGGTTCTTCCAAATTTACAGAATATGGTTAATATTCAACAGAAAATTGGATGGAGTCCTGAACAAATTCAAGATCATGTTAACTTGTTGTCAACTGAAGTTACAATTCCTAGCAGACAATTGACAACTGGAGAATCTAGATCATTTGGAGCTATGACGAAGTATGTCACTGGAACTACTTTCTCTGAAATTACGTGTAGTTTCTTGATGACCAAAGATTTGTCAATGAGAATCTTTTTTGAAAGATGGATGAATTATATTACAGATGATACTTCTAATTTCGTAATGACACCAGACCAATATATGGGTCAAATGAGAATTTCTAAGTGGGAAAATGGAAGTAATGTTGTTCTTAGGAAAAAGGATAATGATGGTAAAGTTTTGGGGGAGACTAGATTAAAGCAATGTACAGGTAATTGGATCTTACAAAATGTATTTCCTTTTAATATCAGTACTATGAGTTTTAATAATGAAGAAACAACATTATTAAAGTGTGATGTTTCATTTTATTATGAGAGATATAGATTTGATAATGTAGGCAATGGAGCAACGTTTAATATGAGTACTAAGTATGTTGAAAATGAGAAGTCACTCAGCAGTTTAATTAGTGATATTCAATTGGCTGGTGGTAACGCTTCATTCCTTAAGAGCATCCAGTTTGAGTGATAAATAAAATTATGAGTATTAGACAATTGGAGTATTATGCCATTACCTAAATTATCTGTTCCTGAATATGAGTTGGAACTACCTTCTACGGGAGAGAAAGTTAAGTATAGACCATTCTTAGTTCGTGAAGAAAAGATTCTATTCATGGCAATGGAATCTCAAGACGAAAAGGAAATGGTTTCTTCGGTTAAGAATATTATTAAATCTTGTACCAATATCAAAAGAAAGGTAGAAGAACTTGCTACTTTTGAAATTGAATATTTGTTCCTTAAGATTCGTGCTAAATCTGTGGGTGAATCATCTACTTTTATGATCACGTGTCCAGATGATGGTGAAACACAGGTAGAAGTAAAAGTTGATTTGGATGAAGTTGAACTTGAGATGAATGAAGCACATTCACGCAAGATCATGCTTGATGATAATGTTGGTGTTTTGATGAAGTATCCTTCTTTAGATACATTTGTCAAACTAAATTTGGCAGCAGAAGATACCCCAACGATGGATAACATGTTTGAACTTGCTGCTACTAGCATGGACCAAATCTTTGATGGTGAGGAAGTTTGGGAATGTAAATCAACTCCTAAGAAGGAAATTATGGAATTCTTAGAGAGTATGAATAGTGAGCAGTTCCAAAAGATTCAAGCATTCTTTGAGACAATGCCTAAACTGAAAAAGGTATTGACTGTCAAGAATCCTAAGACAGAAGTTGAAAGTGAAGTTGTATTGGAGGGACTAGCAGCTTTTTTCGCATAGCCCTACTGCATGATAATTTGGGCAATTATTATAAGACTAATTTTGCTCTCATGCAGCATCATAAGTACAGTTTAACTGAATTAGAAGATATGATTCCTTGGGAAAGAGACATCTATGTTAGGATGTTGATGAAGTGGTTGAAGGATGAAGAACAGAGACAACGAACACAACAGGCTCAAGGTAGAATGTCACTCTAATGGCACAGTTAAAGGTCAGAGAATATCTAACAATTCGTCCCACCTCCTACGTTAAAGCAGGGGGTGGGTTGTCTGCATATTATATTGGTACTATAAAAGGTATCAATAGAATGGGTGGTGCTGTTCAAACTCTTGGAAAACATCTAGAACAGGTTAATAAGTTATATCAATTTAGAAATGAGTTTCTGATTCAAAGTCAGGCAGAAAGGATTAAACTAGAGCAGAAAGGTTTACTCCTCGATGAGAAAGAAGAAAAGGCAGCAGAAGATAAGAATAAGAAATGGTGGAGAAGATTCTTAGACCAGAAGAATGAAGATGAGTCTGAGAAAGCAGCAAAGAAACCAGAAAGTAAAATTGATAAGAGTGCTGCTGTAATTAAGAAGGCAGTAAGTCCTCTTAAGAAGTTCCTATCAATTTTTGCACCTTTATTTGAAACTTTTATACGATTCACTCTTGTTACTGGTGTTCTGAATTGGATAACGGATCAAAAGACATCAGAACTCGCTAAAGTTATAAAGAATGTTATAACTGTATTTGGGTTTGTACGAAAATTAGTTGGATTTGGTGTAGGAAGTTTACTTGATGGTTTGAGTAACCTTTTTGGTGGATTTGATAAGATCAAACAGGGTAATATTGTAGGAGCATTTCAGGGATTGCTCGGGGTTGGACAGTTTCTTGCTGGAGTTGCTTTAATCAAGGGTGCTCAATATGTGATGATGCCTTGGAAACTAATTCAAGATGTTGGATGGGTTATTAAATTATTCACAGAATGGGGTAAAATTAACGGTGAGGCAGAAGGAGCTGCTGCCAACAAGGATATTGCAGGATATGTAGATAAGAATGGTAATACCATTTCAAAGGAAGACTTTGAAAAGGCAAAGAAATCAGCGGCACGAAATGACTCTAAACGTGCTAAACAAAAAGGTAAAGGATGGTCATATAGTGGTGGTCAAGATGCAATATCTGATAGGTATAGAGCACAATATAATAAAAGAAATAAGAACTTCTTCCAAAGAACAGGACAGAGGGCTCGTATTGGTGTAAATCGTGCCACCCGTGGAGTTCGTGGGCAATTTAAAGCCGCTGGTAACTGGATGCAGGCAAATCCAGCAAAAGCAAACGGCATCTTCTCTGTTGTAGGTGGTCTCACCCGTGCTGCTGGTGGGTTAATGTCAGGTGAGAATGCAGGACAGGCAGTTGGTGCTGGATTGGGTCAAGCAACTGGTGGTATTGCAGGATTTGCCTTAGGTAACATGCTTCTCCCAGGTATTGGGGGAATTATTGGATCAGCGTTAGGATCATTCTTAGGTGAATGGGTTGGGACAAAGTTAGGACCAATCATTGATCCTATTATGAAACCACTTGGTAATGCGTTCAAATTAGGATTTGATATTATTGGAATTGCTATTGGTCCAATTCTTAATGACTTTGGTGAGGCATTTAGTGCTGTATTTGATGCTTTAGGTGAAATACTAAAGTTTGGTCTTTGGTTGGGTCAAGCTGCATTTAGTATTATTAATTTTGCGTGGGAGAACTCTCTCTTCAAGAAAGCAATTGATGGAATTGTTTGGGTCTGGCAAAATAAAGATAATATTGCAGGAGCAGTTAGAGATGTATTGGTACAGGGTGCTAAAGGTACATTAGATGCTCTGACTTTTAACGTATTCGATTTTGATAAGCAGAACAAGAAGTTTGCTGGTGGTAAAGTACCACTAATGGCACAAGGTGGACTTCTTCAAACTGATAGTCCCGAAGTCATGGGACTTAAAGTTGCAGGAACTGCATTAATTTCAACCATTGAAGGTGCTTTGAGTAGCATGGGTGTTGCTGGTCAGTTCACCCAAATGGCAATGTCATCTGATTTGAATAGACTGAAAGGCACTTTTGGTATGACGTTTGCTGCTCCATTTTCTGGATCGAGAATAGCAACGCAAGTTACAAAACCAAATAGTCTACGTGGTCAAGGTACTGCAGAACAATCTGGATCTAGCAATGGAAAATTAGAACAAATTGTAGGCACTAGTGAGGTTAAATTCTTAACGACTCAACCAGAGCAGTTTACTGCAATGAATGATAAGAGTATGAGAGGATTACTTGCTGATATTTACAATGGTCTTGTTAGTTTGAAAGTTATTGGTGGTGATACTATGGTAACACCAACTGGTGACCCTGGTAATACACCGATGCCTACAGGTGATGCCACTGATCTGGTTACTGGTGCTAAAATTTTTATGCAACTTGGTCTTTCACCATTAGCTGCATCTTATATGTCTGGAAATGTCCAGCAAGAATCAGGATGGAAGGGTCAAAGGACACCATGGGTTCTTAATGATGGTGCTGGATTGAATAAAGGTTTAATTAGTTGGAATAGGGGAAGATTAAAAAGTGGTGAGGCTTTCTTAGGTAAACCAATTGAAAAGGCAACAAATGCCGAACAAGCAAGATGGATTGTAGAGGAGATGAAGAGGAGTTATAAAGACTCCTGGGCAATTCTATCTAATCCAAAAGCAACAAAAGAACAATTAAAGCAAGCAATTTATTGGTATATTGGATGGGGACATGAAGGGGCTAGATGGAAATATGGTGAACATGCTTTAAATGCATTGAGTAAAGAGGGAATCAAAACTGCAGCATCTGGTGGTCTTATTTTGATGGATAAAGGTGGTTCATTAAAAGATCCAGAATCTGAAGTTCCATCTTGGTATGCAGTTAAGGAAACAAAGAATGCTAGACGAAATAAGAAAGCTAAAGGTGCTAAAGCATTTGCTCAGGGTGGATTATTATCACTTGGTGGATCATCAGCACCTGGTGGTGATAGAAGACTATCATCAACCTCTTCTTTCTCAGACACACATTTACACCACAATGAACCCGATGGTTCACCGCATAATCGTGCATTAATGGGATATGGATTTGGATCACCAAGGGATTATGTTGTAACTAGGGGTCCACAATCTATGGATAGAGGAACTCCTATTGTTGCTGGTGCTGCAGGTAAGGTGAAAGTTGTTGGTGGTGATATGAATATTGTAGAATTATATGATAATAGTGGAAGAAAATTAGCAAGATTCCTACACAATGAAAAGATTGTGGTTAAAGATGGTCAAACCGTAGGACCTAATACAGTTATTGCTACTCAAGGATCTGCTGGTGGAAACTGGCCAGTTCATGTTCACATGGAAGGTTCACCAGCATTTCAAACAAATTGGATTAAAGCAACCTTAGGTAACACTAACTTGGCTGATATACAGGGTCAGGATGGAATGTCATCATCTCCATCAACTACTACAGGTGGTAGTAAAACTTCATTATTGGGTGGTAGTGGTGAAACTAAAGACCCCTTAGAAGCAGCAGGAATTGGTTTAGAGGAAGCACTTAAGAAGTGGGCAGCAGCGTTTGGGGGTGGACCTCAACTTACTCAAGCAACTCCTGGTGATCTTAAATCTATGCAACCAGATAAAGCAGTTGCTAAACCATCAGCAGCACCTTCATCGACTTCTACATCAACTGCTGTACAGAAAGCATCTGAGCAACATACAACAAGAGAGGCATCTAAAGCAACAGCAGCAGTTGTTCCTATTCCTATCACTCAAACAGTTGTACAGAGCAGTGGTCAAACTCAACCAGTTGTTATGAACAAAGCTCAACCATCTGCAATGATTAGCAAATAAATACTAAGGGAAGATAATAGATATGGCAGATCCTACTACCACAAGACCACCAAAACCAAAACTTTATAAGTATGTAACTGTACCCAGGAGTACATCAAGTTCTGGTGCAACATTAAAAGTTGGTGGGCAGACTTTATCAGGTGGCAACGTTGGTAATGCATGGGCTGGAATTATTAGATCTATGAACAGTTTGGGTGCAACTATCAATAGTATTGCAATCATTACAGAATCTATTGCTAAAGAAACATCTAAAACTGTAGCAACGGAGATTCGTCAACAAAGTCAATTAATTAAGAGGCAGGATAAGTTAAGAAAAGATAAGGTAAAGAGAGATAGAGAAAAGGAAGATAGAAAAAGAAAAGAGGCACAAAGAAATAAAGATGCTGATGCTGAAAAGAAATCAGAAGGATTAGGTAAATTCTTCAGCACTTTTGCAAAGATGACTACTGCTGCTGTTGGTGGATTCTTTGCTGGTATAGTTCAATTATTTGAAGCAATTTTTAAGGGAATTGTTGTATATTCTGTTTTGGATTGGATGTCCAAGCCAGGAAACGTTGGAAAACTAGAAAGTATTATCAAAGGTGTTATTGGTATTGTTAAAGTATTCAAACGTTTAATTGATTTTGGTCTTGGTAATGCCTTGGATGGTATTGCTAAGATGATTGAAGGTGGATTCTCATTTAAGGGATTATTTGGATTATTCCAATTTATCATTGGTTCTGCGGTATTGATGAAAACAATATCATGGATCAAGAATCCTGCTAAAATGGCACAGGATTTCATCAGTGTTGTTTCAGTTATTATCAAAGGTGTTATGAACCTCAAGAAAGGGGTTGGCATCTATGGTAAAGTTAAGAAGTTTATGTCATCCAGAGCAGGTAAGTATGTTGCTGCGGGTGCTGCTGGAGTGGGTGCTGCTACTGGATCTGCTATCCTCGGTGGCACTAAGGAGGAGATCGTCGGCACGGGCATCGGAGCAGCTGGGGGTGCCTTTGCTGGTGAAATGCTTGGTCAGTCGCTTGGAGGGGATGCTGGAGGTGCTGTAGGAGCAGCAGCAGGCAGCATGATCGGTGGACTTTTAGGTGGTCAGGTCGGTAAGGCACTTAAACCAGTTACTGATTCTATTGGTAAGTTCTTTAAGTTAATTGGTGATGTTTTAAAACCAGCATTAGATTTTGTTGGTAACATTGCCAAAGAATATTTTAGTGCTGTTGGTGATCTAATTAATGCAATTGTTACCTTCATTGAACCACACAAAGAAATTCTCGGAAAGATTGTGGGTGGTGGATTGATGCTTGCATTTGCACCTATTATTGGTGTACTTAAAGCAATTACATGGTTGATTCGTTTGTTTGTACCTAAGAGTCAAGATACAGAGAATGGGGCACAAGGATCAACTAATAGAGCAGCAGGAGGTAAAGTAGTTGTTCCCAGAATGGCATCTGGTGGTGCTTTAGTTGGACCTAATCAGAATTTTGTAGATCCAATCACTCAACGATTGAAGCAGGGATTAATGGATGCTATGCTGCTTCCATTCAGAGCAGTTGGAACTGGACTTGTTTCTGCCTTTGGTTTAATTGGAAGTGTATTTGGTGCCTTCTTACCAGGACCTATGCAGGCATTTTTAGGTGGAATTTTAGCACCAATCGCAAGTATGTTTGGTGTACCTAATTCTGTCTTTAAGAAAGTAACTGGTATTGCAATGAAAGGATTGCAATCCGCTGGTGAGGTTGTGAATAATGCTACTGGTGGATTATTAGAGAAATTAATGGGTGGTGAGGGTGAAACCAGTGTTACTGGAATTTTATCTAAAATTCTGGATGCGATTAAGAAAATGCATGAACAGAATGGACAAACACCAAGTAGAGCAATTGGTGGATCTGTTCCTGGTGCTGCTAGAGGTGGATGGATTTCTGGTCCTATGTCTGGATATCCAGTCTCATTAGATGGTGGTGCAAATACACATTTTATTGGTCATGGGACTGAATGGGTAGGATTTAAGAGAGCAGCTGGGGGTGGTGTTGGATCTGCTTTTGTGATTCCATATAACACTCCAGCAACAGTAAGAACTCCAAGTTTGACTAGCATGAGGATGAACCAGGCACGTGCTGGTGGTTATGCATTACCAAGAGCGGCTGGTGGATCTGTTTATACATCATTAAATAAATTTGCCACTGGTGGAACATTTGATGTTAATAAGTATAGACAAGGTATGAAATCATCACACTATATTAAAAATGCTGGTGGTAAAGATAATTCTCATGTAATTGCTTTTACTGAAAACAACGGATTGATAACTTTTAAACAAATTAATAAAAAGGTTACTGATGGTCTCTTTAGTGATGATTTAACTGGTATCAAACCTGGTAGTGACGAATGGAAAATGGTTGTAGGATCTGCTGAAACCCGTAAGTATTTTAGAGATCAGTATAAAGATAAAGAGATATCATTTAAGACAGATCCTCAGGCATTAATTTACTATTACTATAACAGGGGATTTAAGACAACTCAAGCAGAATGGGACAAAGATCCAAATATTACCCCCAAACAACGTGATATGATGGCTCTTGCTGCTGCAAGAAGTCTTGCAGTCACTACTGAGGGTCAAAGTGCATTACCTGGAGCAAAAGTAAAAGGTGCTGCCCCTGCTGATCTTAAGGATGTTCAGGTTTTGGATTCTACAAATAGTTCTCAAACTCCTGCACAAACATCAGCATCTAATGATCCATTGGAAGCAGCTGCTGATGCATTATCCAAAGCATTTGAACAATATGGAAAGGCATTTGGTAATGGTACATTGTCTGGAGATACTATAGATCAACAATCATCTAATACAAAGAGTGCTCAAGAAACTGGACAGCAAGCACGAATTCGTCAAGAGGCTGCTAAGGTTGCTGAAACTGCAAGTAAAACACAAGCAGTTAAAGTAGCACCACAACCTAATCCAGCAAAACCAGTTGTGGTAAATAGTACAGAGCAAAATACTCCAGATATCAATCCATTCTTGTCATCTAAGTTTGGATTAATTGCTCAAACTGCATTCGACCCATCAGTAGTACTGTTCTAAGATGCTTAATACACACGCATATAAATTATCCGACATCATTGTAAAATTGCATGATGGGCAGGAATTTAATATCAAAGGTCTTGTTAGTGAATTTTCAATTTATGAAAGCATAGATTCACCTGCAGTTAGATGTGAGTTCCTCATGACTGATGCCAATGATTTTATTAATGTACTTAGGGGAAATGAAAATATTCAATTACTTCTCACATCCGAAAGTACCAATCAATCATATTCGTTAAATCACCATATTTACAAAATTGGTTCAAACTTTAAAAATGAAAGAATGCAACAGTATATCTTACATACTGTAAGTATTGAAGCTATTAATAATGATAGAGTTAAAGTCTTCAAAACATTTAAAGGTACTGCATCATCAACAGTTAAAGAAATTGTCAAGAAGAATCTTGGTTCTAGTAAGAAATTGTTTATCGAGGAAACAAAAGGAACATTTCCATTTATATCACCAAGTTGGAGACCATATGATGCTATTTCATACTTAACAGATAAGGCAGTAAGAACACAATCTAAGAATGCAAGTGTCCCACAATCTGCATTTCTTTTCTTTGAAAATAGAGATGGAATTCATTTTGAAAGTATTGATGGATTAATTGAAAAGGCAAAACAAGGTACAACTAAAACAGCAGCAAAAGCAGGTGCATCATCTAAACTTTTAAAATTTACATATGCTCAAAAGAATGTAGCGACCTCTGGAAGTTCTGATTCTTATTATACAATTGAATCTATTGCATACCCTGATAAGTTTGATATTATCACATCAATGAGATCTGGATCCTTGGGTACTTCTTTAATTGGTATAGATCCATTATCACCAAATGAATCACAATTACCCAAATCAAGTGCAACAGCAAATAATACAGGAAAAGAAGCAAAAGGACCAGGTGGTGGTGATTATAATATTCAAGCAAAATCTGCAGATAAGATTTGGGCAGCATTTAGTACGGTAGGTGGTACAAATCCATATCCAGGTGAGAACGCAAATATTACTGGAAATGGTCAAAGGAAAAGACTAAAGTTCTTTTCTGATACTAGTTTTGATGCCGCATCAGGAACAACTAATACACCAAACTTACAACAATCAAATATAGCAAAAGCAAATCCACAAACTAGTAGTTCATCTATTGCAACAGGATCTACAAACAAGGGTGGACAAGGACAACAAAAGCAAAATATAATCGATTCAGCACTATATTCTTTACTACGTTATCAGGCTCTGCAATATGTAAAGCTAAATATAACAGTTGCAGGCAATGTTGCTGTAACTGTTGGTGATGTCATCGAAGTAGAATTACCTGCAGCGAGACAAAGAGAAAAGAATCTTCCTCAAGATAAAACATTTAGTGGATACTATTTTGTTATGGGAGTAGTGCATATCTGGAGACCAGAAGGTGTAACAACAAGTTTATTAATTTCAAGAGATAGTCTTAAGTAACCATGGACAACATTCAACAACATATCATTAAGGATAAACAGATCCTAGATGATCCTCAAACCTCTCCACAAGCACGTAGACATACGCAAGAGGAATTGTCATCATTAGAAAAGTATCATGCAAATCATCCAGAAGATGATCATGATCCAACACCTTTAGAGTTGTATTGTGATGAACATCCAAGTGCCTCTGAGTGTAGAGTTTACGATAACTAGTTGACAAGGTAGACCATTTTAACTAGAATCAACCATGCAAGGGTTCAAAGGCAGTCCTTAAGTATTCTTTAAGGCTTGACAGATCCTTGCATACATACTACAATACTTAAATACGGGAGATTAACTCAGCGGTAGAGTGGCTGCCTTACAAGCAGTAAGTCGTTGGTTCGAGTCCGACATTTCCCATCGATAGTAGCAATCAATAGAATGAGAAAGTGTCTACTATCTTAGAGCCCAGGAGATTGCCCTCTGAGAAGAGGGAAGTGCGCTTTCTCTATTGGGATGTAGAGTTCAATCGGAGTTAATGTTTAATTACCTTTCAAACGTAGCCCTGCCTGTTTTGGCAATGGTTACAACCACGACGGCAACGATGCCTTCTGTGTTTCCTCCTCCACCTGTGAGTGGTCCTCCACCATTCTCTATTATTCGTGAGGAGCCTACATCAAAGACAGCGACCAGAGAGGTTGCTCCCGAAAAGCCAAAAGAGAAAAGGCTAATTTGTAAAGGGTGTTCAGATCACGAAAATCTTGCATTGGAATATTTCCAACAGCAAGGTATCAAAGACAGAAATGCCCTCGCTACCATCATGGGCAATATTAAGCAAGAATCTATGTTCGTGCCTAATATTTGCGAAGGTGGCAGCAGAACCAGTTATAGTAACTGCTATGGTGGTTACGGACTGATTCAATGGACATCTGCCAACCGTTATTATGGATTGGGTGATTTTGCAAGGAAGTTTGGTGGTTCACCATCATCACTTCACACGCAACTTCGTTATCTCACAAATGAAGTCCAGTGGAAAGAGATTGAAGACCGTATGAAAATTCCTGGTAAGTCTATCAATCGCTACATGGACTATGCGTATGATTGGATTGGTTGGGGTCATCATGGTGCCCGTACATCTTATGCACATGATTATGCATCTCGACTGATCACGGTAGAAGTTTAAACATTAAAGGGGAGTGCTGCAGACCTCCCTTTTTTTGTATAAATATTTTGGAAAAGTCAGGACTATATTAGTAATGTCAATTGTTAATGCCCCAGGTAAAGTTGATTTCGCAGGTCGTGATGGATTTGTGTGGTGGGTTGGTGAAGTTGAGAAAGTTGATGCAGCAAACCATCGATGCAAAGTTAGAATTATTGGATGGTACACTGGTAATGAAGCAAAGCAAAAACCAGATGCATCAAAAGGTGAAGCAGGGGATAAGAATCAACAAAGATATCTTGATGAAGTAAAAACAGATGATCTGCCATGGGCAGCTGTATTACTTCCTAACGATCAGGAAGGTATTAGTAACGTCGGATCTGCTATGAGATTGCAGGTCGGTGCTATGGTCATGGGATTCTTTGCTGACGGTGATGAAGCACAGATTCCTATCGTGATGGGAAATCTTAAAGGATTTAAGTTAAAGGGATCTACTACTGTTGCTGACCCATCTGAACAGGAACCTCTTCCTGCAGCAACTCAGGCTCATCAACTAGCATCTCCAGGTGATACCAGACAGGTAACTGGCAATCAGCAAACTATTGCAGATCAAACTCCACCTACTCCAGGTGGAACTGAGGGTGCTCAACAAGCTCGTGGTGTTCCTTCTGCTCTTACTCCTGCTCTTGCTGGAACTGGTGGAGGTGCTATTACAAATCCTGCTGCAATTCCTGCTGAACCTCAAGGGGTTGCTGACGGAATTATGGGTCCAGCTGGTAAGGGACTGGAAACTGATCTTCGTAGGATGTTAACTGAAATTGGACAATCATTTTCTTCTGTCATTAAGAATGAAAAAGGAGAATTTGTTTCTATTGTTACTGGTAAGCTAGTTAAACTAAATCATCTACTGGACAATATCAAGGGATTTATCAGTAGAGCAATTACTGGTATTATGTCCTGGTTGAAGGAAGTTCTTGCTAAAGTTATTCAAAAGATTATTGATGTGATTGTTGGTATCATTTCTAACTTTATTCCTTTGGGTGTTACGATTGCAATTCTAGAACTCATTAAATTTATTCTAGAATTGTTTTGTAACTTTGAGGCAGCGTATATACTTGGATATATCACTGGTGCTTTAGGGAATCTAAATGGATTTCTCACTAGTATCACTAATAATATGATTGATAAGTTTCTTTCACCTGCTTTTGCATTTGCTGCAAAGGTTGAGCAAACTGTCAATAAAATTATTGGTCAAATTCAACAAGGATTAAATCAAGCAATTCAAATTGGAAATACTATTGTTTCGGTGATCAATACAGTCAAGGGTGTTGCTAAAGTAGCAGGAAGTTTTAAAGACATCTTTAAAATTGATTTTACAAAATTAGATTGGAAGTCAATTATTAACATTATTAAGTTGCTTCTTGGATTATTCATTAAGCAAGACTGTGGACGAACTGCAAAACCAGCAGCACCAAAATCTTGGTTGCCGTTACTTGGTACTACAGAATGTGATAATATTGCTGATGCTCTTAAATCGGATTATAATATACCGTTACGAACATCAAGTAGTGGCAAAATTAATGTAGGACAAACTTTATCTAATTTTGCTGCTAATTATTGGAATGGGATGGATCCCAATTTATTGAATATCAAATCACACTTAGATGGTTCTTGGGAACTTCATGATGCAACTGCAGGTAAAGTTAAGAAAGTTGTATCTGGACCAGGTGCTGTTACTACGTTTGAGGATGAGAAGGGAAACAAACATACAAATGTTCCCACTAATGAAACAAAAATTATTGGTAGGGATTCATGTGAGACAACTAAGGGACATAAGGTTCTCACAGTTGAGGGTGATTTGACGTTAAAAGTTATGGGTAACTTTAACTTAGAAGTTAATGGAACCGTTAACAAACATATCTCCGCTGGTATGGATAAAGCAAAAGGAGATAGTAAGCAACCTAAAC